GGGTCGGCGGCGATCTCCAGGACCCGCCAGCGGCGGCACGCCGTCCTGATGGCGGCCTCGACGTCGACGATGGGGACCTGGGTGCCGGCGGCCTCCCACAGCTCCACCAGGTCGACATGCGGGCGCTCGGCCACGCTCGCGATCACGAGGACGGTGGTGTCGCCGTTGAAGGAGCCGTCGAAGGCGAGCACCACCTCGGCCCCGTCCGGAATCGTGGCCAGCGGGTCGGCCACGGCGGCCCAGGCGCCCGGGGGCAGCCATGCCTCCTCGAGGGTGTCGACGTGCTGGCACAGCCGGGCCCGGCGAAACGATGCCTCCCGCATTTTCGGGGGCAGGCACGCCTGCAGGCCGTCGCGGGCCAGGAAATCGTCGAGGGCCGGGTTGGCCAGCTCCCAGCAGTGCCGGCAGTCGACGGGGTGGTCCTCGAACCCGGCGGCGGAATGCTCCCGCCACACCACCAGCGGATCAGTCGGGTGGTCGATCGCGTAGGTGCGGAGGCGGCCGAGCACGGTCTCGGACAGCTCCGGGCCGGGCGTGCCGATGGCCAGCACCATGGACGCCTTCTGCTTGCCGGAGGCGAGAGAGACGACCTCGAAGACCTCTTCCTCGACCCGGCCGGCCTCGTCGACCAGGGCGAGGGTGTAGTCGAGGCCCTCCAGCCGCTTGGGCACCGCGGGCAGGACATGGAAGCTGGCGCCCCTGGCCGGGACGGCCATGTGGTCGTGGTACAGCTGCACCCGCTGTTCCAGCGCGGGGTGGAGCTCCACCATGCGGACGGCGATCCGGAACGTCAGCCCGGCTTGCCGTTCGTCGGTGGCCACGACCACGACCTGGGCGCCCTCCGCCCCGGCGAGCAGCTCATACAGGGCCAGCACAGCCGTCAAGGATGTCTTGCCCTGGCCTCTGGGCAGCATCCACCCGGCGAGGCGAGGTTGGGGCCGCTGGTCCCAGGTCGCGGCGATCAGCTCCCGCTGCCAGGGCCGAAGGCGCAGCGGCTTGCGGGCGCCATGGCCACGAGGCGCCCGTATGTAGTCGAGGGCGAACCGTGCCACCGCCAACTCGCGCCGTCTGGAGCCGCGCAGGGGCAACGGGGAGCCCTCAACGGCTGCCTTCGGCCCCGCCTTCATGCCACCGCTGGGCCGTCGCGGTGTGTGATGTCGACTTCGGCTGGCGAGGGGTCGCGGTTGAGCGCTTCGTCAAGAACGCGCGCGCTTCGTCGGCCGTTCTCGCGGCGGCACAGCACCCGGAGTGGTCCGGTCTCGAGTCCGGTGATGGCGACCTCGACGACGTGGTCGGCGACGAGGTCGGCGGAGGGGTGGGCGGGGTGGTCCTCGAGGCCGGGGCACCAGTCCCCGATGGTGGCGCGGTGGTCGGCGACGAGGCGGCGTCGGCGTTCGGCTTCTTGGTAGGTGCGCATGTCGGGCCGCTTGGCCCGCTTCACCTGTTCGGTCCGGGCCGAGCAGCCGCGGCACCTTGGCTTGCCGCGTACTGCCTTGCCGCAGTCGAGGCAGGCCCTGCGCAGGGTGCGGGTCATCGCCTGCGCCTGCGCTTACGTTCGGCTGCCTTGACCCTAGCCATGCGGGCGCATGGTGGGCAGCGGTCACCTGGTCCGATGAACGGGGTGCGGCAGTTGCGGCAGCGGCCTTGGACGTGGCCGAGGAGGCCGGTGACGGGGCTCTTACCCATGGCGCCGTAGCAGGGTGAGGAGGAGGAGGAGGATAGGGCGTGCGTCCGCCGAGGTGCGCACGCCCACCACCCCAGCCCCGGCATACGCCGGCGCCCGGACGACGGCGACGTGGTCGAGCAGTGCCCGTGTCCGGGCAACCCGTTGCCGATCCGGGGACCAGCGACTCCCGCCGGGGACCTCTGCGAACCCGATGGAGAGGCCGAGGGTGACGCCGTCGCGGGCCAGCTCCAGGACCTCGTCACCAACCGTGGTCTTGCTGACCCGCCATGCGCCCCAGGCGGCGTCTGCTCGGTCCTCCAGCTCGACCATCACGCCGATCGGCAAGGTGCCGGCGTCCCGCGGGTGGAGGGCCGTCAACGGGACCAGGGCCGGGTCGGTGCCGTGCAGGGCGCCGCGCTCGAACGTCTCGGTCACCATGCGGCCGGCGTCGACCACCCGCGCTTCGATCCCCCAGGGGAGGACGGGGCCGACCAGGGTGCGGCCGTCGCCGCCGTCGCGGACGGCGAGGGTGCTGGTGAACTGGCGAGTGTGCAGGGTCATGCGACCGCCGGGCCTTCCTGGTCGTCGATGCCGGGGATGGGCGGGAGGTCTTCGAGGTCGCGGACTTCGCTGCGGAGCTTCCAGCCGGCCCGGATGGCGCTCTCGTGGGCCTGGTAGCGGGTGAGCAGGTCGGTCCTCACGAGGGCGGCGGCGTTGAACTTGACGTCGGTCTTGCTGGCGAGCAGGGCGGACAGCGCCACTTCCAGCCGCACCAGCCAGGGGCGCAGGCCGAAGGTGAGGAAGTCGAGCGCGCGCTGTTCGACGTTGGCGTAGGTGAGGCTCCCGCCGCTCTCGCCGCCGATCAGCTCGGGTTGGACGCCGAAGTAGCGGGCGATGGTGGCGACGTTCGCGCGGGTCGTCTCCAGGAACTGGGCTTCTTCGGGGGGGATGGTGATGGGTTGGAACTTGGCGGCGTTGCCGAACACGGCGATGTCGCGGCGGCCGCCGCCGTGGACGACCTCCCACCGTTCCTTGATGATGTTGGCGTCCTCGGCGCTGATGCGCTGGTCGGTGCTGATGACACCGGACGGGATGGCGCTGTCACCGAAGAAGCGGGCGGCGTATTTCTCCGCTCCCAGGCCGAGGCCGATGGCTTGGCGGGCGTGCTGGATCGGGGACAGCCCGACGATTTGGCCGGGGGCGGCGAACCCCCGGACGTGCCAGATGCTGGCGGGGTCGACTTCCTGGCCGTCCACCCGCCAGACGACGGCGCCGTTGGGGACGGTCACCCCGACCCGCTCAGGGGCGAGCAGCTCGACTTGGGCGGGGAGGAGGCCGGCCCCGGCGCGGTCGACGATCAGGCCGTAGGTGTTGCCTCTGAGGAGGCGCTGGAGGGCCGCATACAGGAAGTCGGGGAGGGACCAGCCGGCGGCGGGTGCCCGGAGGATCGGGGGGAGGTCGGGGAGGGGGTCGCGGTCGCCGCGGCGGTAGGCGGCCAACGGCAGGGTCGAGATGCTCCCGGCGATCAGGTTGACGCAGGCCCAGACGGCGCTGTGCTGCATGGCCGTGGAGGGGTTGACGGGCACCGCGGCGTAGGTGGAGGCCACCGGGAGGTCGCCGACCTGCCATAGCGCCCGGTCGTGGCGCTTGAACGGCCACTGCCAGGGCATCGGCTCAGGTGGTGTTCACGAAGGTCTTCACGGCGCCGGTGTCGACCAGGGCGCCGTCGAGACGGAGGATGCAGCGAAAGGCAATCAGGTCGTCCTGGAAGCGGAACTCATCCGACTGCTCGAACCTCACCCCGTTGACGATGCGGATGAAGTACTTGCTCATATCGCCGAAGACGATGCTCTCAGCGGTGTTGGCCATGGCCGGCATGAAGGGATCGACATACACCGGGTAGCCGAGGATGCTGCGGCGGTCGGTGAGGCCGTTCACGGGCTGGCCGGAGGTGTCGCGCAGCTTGCGGACGATCACGTTGCTGGCGTTGCGCATCAGGAACGCGGCCGAAGGGCTTTCGGCGTAGGGCTCGGCCACGCTGCCGACGAGGTTCCAGAGGGCGTCGGTGCCCTGGTTGGCGGTGCCCTGCGCGCCGAGGCTGGTGCCCGTCCCGGCGGGGCCGGTCACCCCGGTACCGGCATCCAAGAGCAAGCCGCGCGGCTGGGTGGTGCCCGTCCCGTTGATGATGTCGTCGCCGTACCCGGTCGCGCCCAGCCCAAGGCTCAGGGCGGCCTGGGTGGCCAGGAAGCTCAGCAGATTCGTCGGCGTGTCGTTCGCCAGCTCCTGGCTGATCTCGAAGTAGTTCGCGTACTTGAACGCCTTCAAGGTCACGGTGGCCAGGGTGGGGTCGCTCTCGGTGATCGACGCGCCTTCCCCGATGATCGTGGAGGTGACGAACCCGGTGCTCTTGGGGATGATGAGGTCCTCGCCCGTCGAGGTCGTCACGACGGTGGCGCCCGCCTTCATCAACGACGACGTCTCCACCAGGTGCTGGACGATGGTCGAGTAGACATCGGTGGAGAGCGCCTGAGTGGCCGTGGATTTCAGGGTGTCGCGGGTGTGGACCCGCACCCGGCCGGCGCGGCCGTAGACGGGCTCGGGCACCTCCTCGGGCCACTCGTCGGCCAGCTCGTCCGCGTACACCTCGATCGGTTGGGGGTTCTTCGCGAAGATCGCGGAGCGGAACTGGCGGGCCAGCTCGGCGCTCGCCCTGCTCAGGGTGGGCGCCCGGCCGCGGGTGGCCATAGCGCGGACCTCGGCCAGCTGCCGGTCGCGCTCCTGCTCCATGCTGTCGGCCGCTTCGCGCTCGGCCGTCACGTGCGCCTGGTACTGCACCAGCTCGTCCGGGTTGGGGTCGCGGCCCTCACCAGCGGCGCGGGTCAGGATCTCATCGGCGGCGGTGCGGGCCTCGCCGCGCCGCTCCTTCAGCTGGTCGAGAAGGTTCGGCACGGGGCACCTCGAGCGTTTCCCACCTAGACAGTAGACAAGGTAGAGAGTACTACGTCTGGCGACCCATCGGGTTACTGGAGGTCGTGCTCCAGGTTGCGGAGGGTCACCCATTCGTGGGTGGCCTGGGTGATGCGGTCGCGGCTCTCGACGACCACCCAGCGGCCGTCGCATTGGACGCCTGCGAAGTGGGCGTTGCCGAGGACCTGGATGCGGTCCTGCGCGTCGGCGACGGCCAAGGCGTCGCGGGCGTCGTCGACGCTGATACACAGCGCTTCGGCCAGGGCCTCACAAGCCCAGTGGCAGAGGACGAACAGCTCATCGTCGGGCAAGGGGAGAGCCGGCGACTCGCTCATGGGCGATCAGGTGAGGGTGAGGCGGAGCCTACCCTCGATCTTCGGCTTGGCCGCCACCGTTAGCCGGCCCTGCCGGGCCGGTGCGGCGTCGGTGTCCTGCTGGTACAGCGTGATCGCCTCGACAAGCGCCTCTTCGAGCTCGGCGAGATCACGGCCGGTCGCAAAGCAGCCGGGCAGCTCCTCCACCTCGGCCCAGAGGGTGTCGTCCTCCTGGTGCACGGCGACGGTGTAGGTGTCGCTCATGGCCGCTTCTCCTCACTCAGCCCCGCCTGTTTCAGGATGGCAGCTCGCAGACCAGGTGGATAGTCCTCCCCGTGATTGTAGGGCAGGGTGATCGGCCGCCTACCCGGCTTCGTCATCTTCACTACGTGCTTGCCGCCAAGGGTCGGCCTCCACCCATCCGCCGTCAGTAGCTTGCGGGCGGACTTCTGGTTGAGGGTCTTGGGGATCGGAGGTGGTTTCTGCCCTCTCGGCTTCTTGAAGATGCTCATTGCGCGAACCTCCCGGAGGTGTCCGCAGAAACCGCAGTATCCGCAGAAATCACCGCCGGCCGCCTTTCTGCGTATTGTGCGGATTCTGCGGACACCTCAACGCCTCCACAGCGGGTTGACCTCGAACGCTGGCGACGGCGGCCGCCCAGGGCCAGCAGGGCGCTCCGGCAGCGGGAGCGGCCGGATGTAGCCGTGGTCGACTAGCAGGACCAGGGGCGGGTCGAGGGCGTCGACCTTGGCGAACCGGCCCCTTGGCAGGGCGGTGAACAGCTCGCGGCGGGTGAAGGACTTCACCCGGTTCCGCTCGATCCAGGCCAGGAGGTAGCGGGCGTCGTCGAGGGTGGGATCGACGCCGCCCATGAGGTCGAAGGTGGCCAACGCGTGATCGGTGAGGTAGCGGCCGATGGCGATCGCGTCGGTGATGGTGGCCTCGTTGACCGGCAGGGCCCAGCCGTCGCGGAGGCGGGCGGCGAGGTGGAGCAGGCCGCCGACCCGGGCGACGGCGCCGACGAGCTTGGAGGCCCAGTCAGCGATGTGGGCCAGGTCGCCACTGTGGGGGTGGAGGCGAGGTTCGACCTCGGCCTCGAACGCGAGCACGGCGGCCGCGGCGTCGGCATCCAGGGTCAGGACGAGCAGGTCGGCGCTGCCGACCATCCGGGCGGCCTCTGCCTCGTCCAGCAGCGACCGGGCGAGCGCCTGCAGCTCCTTGCGGTACGTCTCCACGGTCTCGTCGGGGACCGGGGAGCACCGACCCGGCGGTCGCCCACGGTGCTGGTCGGCACCGAGTACAGGAAGCGGGCGAGTAGGCCGCGGCCTCGGAACCCGGGCCGGTCCTTGCAGGCCCGCAGCACCTCCGGCTGGACAGCCAGGCCAACGGTCAGCGCGGGCTGCTCGACGTACTCGGCCGGGCGGCCCTTGCGGTCGACTCGGATCGCGTCGCCAGCGTGGCCCTTCAGGTACACGTCCAGGCTGGGTCCGCCGCTCTGATAGCGCCCGGCCATCATGTCGAACACGCCGCCCTCCGGGCTGAGCAGGGAGATGCGGCCGTGGTCGGCGAGCAGGGTCGCCAGCGCCTCGGGGGTCGCGTCGTCGACCAGCAGCCGGGGGATCGACGGGACATGGATGGCTTCGGCTCGGGCAGCCGCAGCGATCGCCTCGGCCAAGGCAGCGTCGGCGCCGTCGCCGGTCGCCTTCCCGGCGGTCGCCTGGGCGGCGTCGGCGGCGCGCTCCGCGACCTTCCGGGCAGTGATCGCCTCCAGCACGATCGTCTGCATCCGGGCGGCCTCGTCCCGGTCGAAGTTGACCAGCGGCCTGGTCACGTCGCGGAACACCGCCGACTTGCGGTTGCCGGGCGGCAGGGTGGTGGCGGTGAACAGGTTCAGCGGTTCCCGCCAACCAGGGCGGAGCTGGACCTCGGCGAGGCCACCGGCGGCCGCGGCCAGCGCCGTCAGGACCTGCATGCCAGCCAGGTCGGGCGGGGTCTGGGTGGCGATCGCCTCGGCCCGAACCCAGGCAGCCAGGAAGTCGGGCAGGGCCTCGACGGGGAACGCTGGAAGGTCAACGGCGGCCCCGCAGGGGGGTCGGCTCCTCCCACTCGTCCTCGACGTCGCCGTGGTCTGGCGGGTCGACGAGCATGCCGCTCATCGGCGGCCCCGCTTCAGGTCGGCAACCTCCAGTTCGAGGGCGCGCAGCAGCACGACGACCTCGCCGACCAGGCTCCACAACACCCTCTGATTGGGGATGGCCTCGACCCGAGCGCGGGCCTCGTCGACCAGGTCGTCGACCTCGGCCAGCTTGGCGCCGACCCAGGCAGCGAGCAGCTCGCCAACGGGGGCGGGGTCAGTGTCGTGGGGTAGACTCATCTTGCTCCTGCTTGCTGTTGGGGTCGGCGGGGTGTTCGGTGTCGAGGCCGGTGTGGCGATGCAGTCGCCGCCGGCCTCCGCCGTTACCCGGCACGGGTGGCGGCCTCCCGCCCGGCCTTGAACTCGTCGAGTGCCTCGCGGGTGACGCGGATGGCCCGGCCGATCCTCACCGAGCGGATCTCCCCGCGCTGCATCAGCTCGTACGCCTGGTTTCTGCCGCATCGGAGGATCGCGGCGACCTCCTGCACCTTCAGCGTCTCGCGGTTGTCGTTGGGCACGCTCATTCCTCCTCGCGCCGAATCATCTTGCGCAGGACGATAACCCGAAGACGTGCGGGGACGCAAAAGCATCTTGCGGGACGCGGGATGAATGTGCTTCACTGCCCTTTCAGGACGCCAAGGGACGACGGGGGACGAGGCGATGCCCGAACCAGCACCAGGGCGGGCCGGCCGCGAGCCGCTGCCAGGAAGCCGGTTCCTGTCCGACGCGATCGCGGAAAAGGTGCGCGCCTACCGACTACTCCGCCGCCTCAAGCAGGACGACGTCGCCGACCGTATGCGGAAGCTGCGCCACCAGACCTGGACACGGCAGACCGTCTCGGACGTTGAGCGGGTGCAGCGGAACCTGACCGTCGATGAGCTAGTCGGCCTGTCGATCGTGTTCGAACTGTCGCTCAATGAGTTGCTCGACCCGGTACCGGTTGACGGTGGCCCTCCGCCCGCGCTGGACGTCGGTCTGCCCGTCCCGATCCCGCCGGACATCGTCCGCCACTGGTCCGCCGGGGCCAGCATCTTCCTGACCCCCGAGATCCGTGATGGCAAGCCGGGCGTTCGGGTCACGGCTGTCGGCCACCTGGCCGATCAGGAAGAGGAGCGAAAGTGAGGGGCACCGTCATCAAGCGCGGCAACGGCTACTCGGT